GCCAATCGTGCAGCTGCGGCTGATTCGCGTGCTTGTCGCAATTGTGCGGTTTCAGCCGCCAATTCGTTTTTGCGTAAAATTGCAGCTTGCATCCCCGGTGAAAATGCCTCTAGCGGTGCGCCTGTAAATGTTCGCGGATCGCCATTTGGATCATAAAACAAATCTTGATTTCTAACAGGCGAAAGTACTGGCTGAACCGGTGTCTGAAATGATGTGCTTGCTTTCAAACCTTTTGAGCCATCATCGCCAAAGAAAAAGCGTGTGACCGGGTTATCTTTGATAAAATTCACAAACTCTTTCATTTTGGTAATTGTGTTTGAGATAAAACCAACCAACTTTGAAAAGCCGGTGACTAGACCAGCAACAATTGTGCCGATAGCTTCGAGTGCTGTTTTGAATTGATCGCCCAAAAGTGGAACCAAATACTTTTTGACAAATTCCCATACTTTTGCGAGCGCATCATAGAAAGGTTGCAATTCCGCTGAATTGTCTGTGATTGCTTTTTTTATCTTATCAAATGCCGATTTCAAACCTTCAAGGATTGGTCCAACAACACCGCCAATTGCCGGGATTACTTCGTTGTAAAGAAATTTCCACCATGAAACCAAAATTGGCAAAAGGTCATCGCGAACAACTTTCACAATCTGACCAAATGCTGGCCCGAGACTTTTGCCTAAATTACTCGCAAAATCGGTAAGTGCCGGGATGCCTTTGTCCACAATGTTGCTGACCAATGGTGTAAGTGCATCGAGCACATACGATCCGACAGTTTCTTTCGCTTCATCAAATGCAACAGTGAGCCGCGCCATTTTGCCTTCAAATGTTTCGGCTTGTTTTGATGCCTGACCTTCAAAAGTCTTTGAGAGTGCAGCTGCGGCTGCATCAAAATTCTTTGATTTGATGATGGAATCATCGATGCCAACACCAAGCCTTTTCAAAGCTCCTAAATTGCCATCGTAAGCTTTACCCAAAGCCTCAGAAACGGCTGAAAGATCCTTGCCCGTGCCCGCAGCAATGTCCAACGCCAATGATTGCAATTCTTGTGCTTTGGTCGCATCTTTTGTACTTCTGATCAACCGATCAAGCGATGGCCTCAATTGGTCATCCGTGATGCCGTTGGCCAATGCTGTTTGGGTTATGTAATCCTCAACAGCTTTGATTTGTGCGTTTGTTGCACCGGTCACATTTTCCAATGTGGTTGCCAATTTGGCTTGAGCTGCTTCATCCTCAATTGCAGATTTGACACCATCGACTAGCAATGTGCCGGCATAAGCTGCGGCAGCTGCTCCAGCTACGGCAAACGCTGTGCCCGCTTTCTTAGCAAATCCACCAAGCTTGCTGCCAAAACCTTCAACCTCGTTTGATCCGCTGTTGAGATTCTTTTTGAGGTTGTCAATGTCCGCCAAAATGGACAGTTTGAGTGTTCTGCTTTGACCGGCCATCACCACTCCTTCAAAATCTTAGTAAATGCATTTTCCCACTCATTGATGATGTGTGGCTGTTCGGCACGCAATGTTGGATAGATAAAGTAACCCCGAGAGCCGCGACCTTCACGGCCTGACCAGACCGGGAATTGCTTGAATTTGTTTGATCCAAATTCGTAACCGCCCCAAAGCTGTTGAGTTGTACCGCCACCGCTGAATTTTTGAGAAACAAAGCCAAATGACAATTCACCAATTTTGGATGACTTACTTACGCGCGATCCTTGAGCAATACGAGTGGCAGCCTTATTTGGCCGGCTTCCAGCTGATGAAATGATTTTGGATTGTACATAAGTGGCCAGCCCATTTGACACGGCTTTGGCCTGTGATACAGCTTCATCATCCATGCCTTTGAAAGCTTGCAAAATGCCGCGCAATTGAGCTTTGTCATAGGTGATTGACTCAGTTGCCATCTCGTGTCCTTAGAATCTCAAAAACAGTTAAAATGTCCTCAGCGGTTTTAAACTCTGATCGTGACAATCCCGTGGTGATGGCCAATTCCCAAATGATCCGGTTTATTGATCCGGATTCGTAACTTTTGGGTTTTCGGTTTCTCCCATGTTGATGTCAGTTACAGTTTCGCACCACACTTCAAATGGCTTGACAGGCTTTCCAGCTGCCTCGCGCTTCATTGCGTGATACGCCAAAAACATCAGATCGGCAATGCCCAATTTCTCAGATACTTGCTGGATAGTGTTTCCGGTTTTCTGTTCCCATTTCATCCACTCCGGTGGGAGCGCGGTATAGGTTGCGCTCTCCCCCGTAGCGAATTCAATTGTGATTGCTAGTTTCATGCTCCCGATTTCCTTTCGTTAAGCCAATGTTGGCGTTGTCACACAGGTAAACGCCATTGAGACGGTCTGTGCATCTGGTGCTGTTCCTCCAGCTGATGGAAAGATTGGCTGAACAGTAAAGTTGAAAGTTGTGCCCGGCTCTGTCTCAAGGATTACAGCCAAAGGTGTATTTGGTGAGTTTTCAGCTTGATTCCAAAGCATTTCGCAAAGTGATGAAGCAACGCCCCAATCAGCCAACATTTCAACAGCAAATGAGCCTTGAGTGTCGGTTGTGTAATACGCCTTGCCATCGAGTGTCTGGTATGTGTTGATCGTTGAATCAACAGTAAGGATTGCAGATGTTGCTTGTGCATCAAAAGTATCCCCATCGATGCTGAAGCTCACATTTCTGCCGGTGATGATTGTTGTGGCCATGTTTTCTCCTATTGGTTGTAGTATGTGGATACTTGGAGATCGGCCGTGAGGTACTTACCGGCACCGACTTCCAAAGGTTGAGGTTGATTGACATTTCCGACTTCGTAACCATTTGGCATTGCCGCAATGATTGAAATCATCAATGTTTCGAGATTGTCCAAAGCTGCTGCATTGTTTGAGTATCCGACAACACCAGTTACGGTGAGATTGACCTTCACTTTGGTTGTGTTCTTTCCAATCAAAACGCTTTCCAAATAAGGTGCATCCGGGATCAAACAGATCGATGGGCTTGTCATTGTCTCTGGGATGCCGTTGTACACATTGGCAGCAATGCCTGAAAGTGCTGTTTTCAATGGTGTGCGGATGGCTGATTCAATGCTCATTGGCACATCGTTTCAACATCGATAAATGGCCCGAGAAGGCCAATAACTCTGTTTGTTAAGCTGCGGCCAAGCACAAATGGTGATGGCGTAAAATTATCTGACATGATCTGATTGCCGGGAGCTGTGATGCTCTGAAAAATCTCGACCGACACAACTAAAATTGCGTTTTCTACTGGTGGTGTTGCAGCGTAGAGCTGTGCGGCTGACCCACCGGATAAGGTCGCAAATGCCGCAGGAATAAACGGCAATGGGTATGTTCGATCAGCCGCCGCTGTTGCTGCTGTAAATGTGTATGGCTCAATCCGATCATCGGTGACAGTGTAAGTCCCGTTGTAGGCTCCGGCCCCGGTTACAACAACAGATTGACCCGGCACAAAATAGTTTGGCCGCATTGTGGTGAAATAAATGACGGAATCACTCACATTGGCAAATGTCACCGATGATTGGTATTGCGTAAGTAAAGGCAAAATCGTTTGCTCAGCCGAATCGATTATTTGATCCAACTGTGCATCGGAATACAAAGAAACCGAGACACCAAGAATAGACCTCAGCTGTGAGGCTGTGACAATTGCTGGCATCTCGGTTCCTTTCGTGTCAGTAGCGTTCGGGAGCGACCGCTACCGATAGTGATTTATGGGAGGTTGTTAAATTGTGCACCATTTGGCACCTTGGCGGCCAAAGCCCCATAGCCATAGTACAAAATGTCGATGGTTCCATCGCTGTTGATGTTGCTGCGTAGCGTAAAGCGTGGAGATTCATACCATGTGTAAGAATCTGGATTTACAACGACCATTGAAGAATCGCCATCGGCTGTTGTTGTGCCAGCGTTACCAAATGAGCGTGAAACATAAAGGTTCAGACCCGGTGAAACTACACCGCGCAATGAATCTCCGCGAACATTTCCAGCTGCGTTTGAAGGCTGTGCTGCATTGTAAAGAGGTGCGCCATTGTCGTTGTATCCCATGATGTTTCCCCATTGTGTTGGTGAAACGATCAATGAGCGAGCAAAACCAAGTGATGCGCCATAAACAGCTGCGGCTGCCTTAGATGTGTATCCAAGGAATCCGGTTGCTGAATTTGCTGCCTGTGTTGTTGTCGTAGTAACGGCCGCTTGCATTGCTGCAAGTGCATACTCATCAGTTTCTTTTGCATAAGCAAATTCAAGATTCTGGAGCAAAGCTGTCAGGTATTCCGGCCGGCTGCGGTCGATGAGTTCTACTGTTGAGATAGCGCGGCCTTTGAAAGGCTGTACTGAAACAGAAAGAAATGTTGCAGATAGTGATGATTCTGTAACTGCATCGTTTTCGTTAATTGGCAATACTGTTGGGACAGCCGTTACACGAGGCAGCTCAAATGTCATACCTTCTGCAACTAAAGTTTCGCGGCTGATGCCATCGATTGTTCCACGATCAGCATTTGCAAGTGCATTGATCACCTGTGTGCTTTGTGGTGTTGGAATCATGCCGGGTGCGGTTGATGTTGTGTTATCAGCTGCCTTTACATACTGGCGTGAATCCTCATCATGCAAAACGCTTGCGCGTAGGTAGTGCTCAAGGTAAGAAACCTTGTCCACAATTGGTGAGCGTGGTGCTGTGTA